AAATGTCTTCGAAAGAAGGTTGTGACGGGATGGCTAAGCCAATCCTCAAGCTGGTCTGGGGTTATTTCCGGCTTGGTTTCCTGCTGCATTTGCTTGACCTCTGTCAATGTCTGCTAACGCTGCCTCGCGATTAGCCTTCGCTATGTTCAACTCAGCGCCCACTATATTGGTCGCATTCTTGGTACTCTCTGTCTCAGCTTGCTCTATAGTAAGCTGTGTTTTTGCTTCTTCAGTGGCAATCTTAGCTACTGTCAGACCTGTCTCGGCCTCAATTTGCGCGGCTTTGATTTGAGTCTCTAAAAATTTTGTTTTAGCTTTCAGTTCGTCAGCAGATGCTGACAGCTCGCTAGCCCGACCTAACGCTGCTTGCGCCTCTAACGGTACAATAATCTGCATTTCCGCCAATTGCTTCTGACGCTTCTGGTCTTCAGATGCTTGGGCTGCTTGATCTTCAGTAAGTTCTGGATAAATTTTATCAATGTTTTCGCTGCCAATGGCTTGATAATAAGACTTGACAACCTCTTGAGTATTTCCGCCTGTTTGCTGCACTCGATCAAAGGTGCCTAACTCGGCCTCGGCCTTTTGAATTCTCTGTATTTTGCTGCTATTGCGAGAGTTAGCAGACGGCACTATGTCCATATCCTGAGTATTAAAATCAGCAAAAGGGTCAGCTTCTTCGTCATCAACCAGGTTGGCATACAATTCAGGGTCCATGTACTTAGAGTTAAGCCGGTATAAAATAGCAAACTCTCTAGTCATGGCCCGCCAAATTCTAAGAATAATTGCACCGACTGATTGCTGTTGCTCATGCACTAAACTTAAAGTAGTAGCCGCTGGCGTATTAGAGCCAAGAACGGAGCCTAAATCTGTCGTTGATGAAAGCCTTTGCGCATCTGCTTTGACGCTATCGTTTAGCTGCATGAGGGCCGGTGATGGGCCTCCGAAGGTATTCATTAATATACCAGACTTTAAGTCTTGCGGGCTTAGGTTAGTCTGATTAAGCGAACCCGGTTTTAGGCTATACTCACCCATTCTTTTCCTGAAGTTCTTAGCAAGCCAACCTGTAGGCAAATTTGCCAATGTTCCAGCATCGGTGAGCTGATTAGTCGTCGCATTAATCGTATTAGCATAAGCGCCCAATATGTGGAAATAACCAACGCTTAGATATTCTTTTTGAGGATTCTTTAAGAAACCATAGGGGGTAAGGTTTCGCTCTCTTGATATTTTAACAATCGTTCGTTTTTTATCAGGGTCAATTAGCTGAATATCTTCATTTTCATCAAAGACGGGGTTTCCCTCTTGATCCTTTAAAATCAATTGATCAACAGTAGTTGTAAGCCCGTTCTTATCGCGAACAAAAATACCATCTATAGAAATCTGCGTTTTAATACGCATGACCGTTCCAGAAGCCGCGTGCACAGTGACCAAATAAGGCTCGTCATAACCATCTTCATCCAAATCTAAGAAGGTTTGCTGTTCATAAAATTCTGTTGATTCGTCCACGTCCTCTTGGGTATTATCGTCTTCATTAACAACCGCGCCGAATTCGATTTCAACGTCCCGCCATATTCCAGCGTTAATCATTTCCTGTATTTGTCGAGGGGTTTTAAAAATTCGATGGGTGAAAGCTTCAGCCTTTTCTAAGCTCTTAGTCTTTTGATTGATTGCAAAATTAGGGTACTGAATGACCTCTGAAACATTATGACCAACTGACGGATCAAAGAAAGTCTTTTTAAATATATGACCCTCATCCGATAAGTCATAAAGCATAGTGTCATGATCGTCTAACCAGTCCTCATCCTCTACCGTTAGCTGCCAGTTCATGACAGTTTGAACTCGATCCATCCGGTCGGCTTTTTCACCATCTGGATCTTTGCCAACAATTCTGGACTTGACTAAATTATCATTGCCAATAAGTTCTTCAGATGCCCTGTCACCAAACTTAAGCCGGGCCTCAATCAATATAGGAGTTTTAAAGTTAGATGCACCTTGCCAGGGCTGGCTTTTTGATCCTTTCGGCGGCTTGATTAGATTTCGCCCTTCTTCAATATCTTCTTTCCAATCATCCATTGATGACCAATCAACATCATATTGTTTAATGACATCCTGACCAATCATCATTAATTCGTTTTCGCCTTCTTCACTGTTGAAATCTTCAGCGATATTAACCGCTTGGATTAACTTTAGAAGTTTTTTTATAGCCATTTATTCAATGCCGTGTTTTTTGAAAAGTAAATTTATTTCAACTCTATTGAAGATAATCCAGTATACCACCAACCCCGAAACAGACGCTAAAACAAATAATAACCCTTTTGTTGGCACTAATAACCGCCGGGGCCAGGGTCATTATAATCTTCATAATAATTTTGTTCTTCTCGATCAAGTTCACATTTCATGACCGCATGTCTACGCATCATATACGCATATCGTGTTGCCGACAATAAATCGTCCATTTTTTTTACTATCTTTCCATTTTCTTCACGGTGATAGTTCATCTTTTCAGCAAACCATTCATGCAGATAGTCCATAACTCTAAACTTGCCTAGTTCCATGAGACTATACATTTCAACTATACCCGCCTCGACACCATTGCCGCCATCGGGCCATGTGGCGTGATCTTCTATCATTTCCCAGCCAGCATCCTCATAGTAAGATTTTTGCTGTTTAGCTGACCCTTTTTCAGTCTGTAAGCCATCATGTGGCCAAGCAGTCGGCACACCTTCTGCCCATTCTTTAGTAGCCGCCCAAGCAACAGCAGGTATTGCTTTTGATTTTTTTCCAAGCGTGAGCGACCACAAAAGTATCGCTGTCTTTATCCCACCATAGCTGTATATGGGCCTGTGGATGATCCCAACCAAAATCCATACCGTTTATTATATACCAATGACTGGGGCATTCGAACGCATTACATTTAATCGTATTATCATCAATATCAAAGATAAGGCCCGCGCCCATTAGCGGCTCACCTTTCGACCTCATATCACGCTGCCAATGAGGATAAACAGCAATCAACGCTTTTTTGGTCTCTTTAGTCAAGTGAGGCGCATCGTCCCAAGTAGCTCGCTGCATATATTCGTACTCGCTTGGGTCATCCATGAACTTAACTACCACCTCTGTGCGCCCATTCTCAGGCGTGAAGGTCATAATCCCCCGACCACCCATGCCGCCATCACCGTTAGCGGTTCTGGTTTGAACCTGGGGGATAATATTTCTATCCTTGGGTTCTTCGTCGATATGATACCAATCGATCACATCACCCATAAGGGCGTGCTGACCTTGCGAATATGACCAGAACTTAACTGTCGCTATCTTTCCACTAGAATGATTTACGCGAATCTCACGCATAGCACCAGAGGTTCCTGTCATGGCTTTATGGTCAACAATCCTAGACTTAGGGATTAGCCCGCCTTCGAACTCGCCCCCAAAAAATCGACCAAATAAAGGGGTTTGCAACAAATCCCTAGTTTTTTCACCAGAGAAACCAAGTAACCAAATGACGGGGGCCTTCTCAAATATATGACCCTCCCAATCGCATGGGTAATCACCAAGGGCGTGAAAAGCGTCAATTGTGGTGCCGGTCCTAGTTTTACCAACTTGGTTAGCAGCCATGAGAAGGCAAGCACGGTACGTAGCGGTCGCTGCATTAAACCTATGCTGCCAATCATAGAGGGTTTCGTATTGCAATAGATGGGCTATTTCCTTAGACCTACGTTGCTTTTCTTTTAGCAACTCAATACGTTTGATTTTCTTCTCTCGGGATAAAGCCATTTACTTTAATCCAGACGGATCAGATTTTAATATTTCAGAATCCTTTAACTGATTAAAGGTTTTCTCAATTCTATCAACTTGCGCAGCAAGCTCGGACGCCATTTCATGAACATCGATTAATACCATTGGTGAAAGCTTGTTAACTAAACCGTTAGAATCCTCATAAACCAATTTATCCAGATCAATAAAAAATTCTTCAATATGAGCTTCTAACTTTCTTCTAATTGGACCGAAATCGTCGTTGATGGTTAAAATATCATCGCTCATCTCAACCCCTCACCAAAATATCGCTTTTTATCTTCTGAACCCATGTAACCCTGTATCCATTGGTTGCGCTGAACTCTATTTCACCACGAGGGGGAAGCTTGCCTTTCTTGACTGGCGGGAAATGCCTACCGAATAAGAACAGCCAAGCACCACGGTCAGCAGGCGCTTCTTCCATCGTGTATTTCTCAACACGCAAATCAGACATAGCTTCACCGATTGTTTCAACCCAGCCCTCACAAGCTTGATACCAATCAGGTATATATACCCGAGTACAGCCAATATCTTTAGGGCCACGCTTTTTCGCCCATTTTTGCTTGAGCTTATCAGTCTTATTCATCTTCGAGCCTCGCCAACTCTTCATCCAATTCCTCATCGTCCATATCTTCATATTTATGGACGATAGTTCCACCAACGTCTTTCCTTTCCTTCCAATTATCGGGGTCGGTGTTATTCATATAATACTTAGCGGCAACCATATCTCCACCGCAAGCCTTATTAAATATAGCGTTCGTGACAGTCGCCCCGCCTTTAGCCTTTCCAATCCGTATTGCGTCAGAAAACCCAGAAAACTCTTTTTTCTTTTCGTTCAAAGTTTGATAGCAAATACCAAGCACGTCAGCAATTTGATATTGATGCAGCCCTTGTGCCGCAAGCTTTTCAACCTTATCAATAATTTTTTGATTTACTTCAAAAGGGGGTCTACCACCCTTAGATTTATCCTTATCGGGTGATTTCTTAGCCGGTGTTTTTTTATTGGCTTTCTTGGCCGCTTTCTTGGTCGCCATCGTTCGCTCCCGTTAATTCTCTATAGGTTTTGCCGGTTGCTTCAAGCATGGCCTCTTTGCCAGTGAAGTTTTGCCAGCGTTTAATAATTACATCGCTAGACTTTAAGTATTGCTCATTGCTACCTCTAGTCTGTTGATGGTGATAGTATTTTAACATGGTTTTAGATTATGTTAAGTGCTACCCACTATCAACCCTACACAAAGCCCAGCCACAAACCCGCCAAAAAACAGCGATACAGGTAAATAAT